AGGCTTCCAGTGTCTCTGTCACCGTGGCCAGCAATGCGTTTACAGGGCCTACCACTTTGGTTTTAGGTGCCCATACCTTTACTACAGGAGTGGATTTTGAGATTGGAGCGGCTGACACCGATACCGCAACTAATCTCAACGCTGCCATCAACGCTACGGCAGGTTTTAGCTCTACCCTTCCGGCACCCACTGTCGTCTTGATTAGGGGCTTAGTAGGCCCTCTCGGAAACGCCATGGAGTTTCGTGCCATTGGCACGAGCCCCTACTGCCTGACTTTACAGACAGCGACTGGACGCATGAGATCGGCTGAACCGCATATCACACACGCCACTATTACCTCATAGGGGTAAGATACTGACATGGAGGTTTTATGGCGGTCGCCAGAGCCAGACAGACCAAAGAAGACAGGGAACGTATCTTAGCGGTTATTCCTGAGGGCACTAAACGAGTTCAAGTGCTTGGGACAGATGGGCGCACCCAATACAAGCGCCCAGATGATATCCTTCTTGATTCTGATGAGATTGTTTTAAGTTCCGATGGGACACCCGTAGTCATGCGGGGTCGCCCAGGGCGTAAACCTCGCATCCAACTTCAACCTGTATCTTCCAATGTGGCTGAAGTGGCTGAAGCCAGAGTTGCCCATATTGAAAATACCCCTCTGCTGAAAGCTACTAAAAAGGATGCTGAGGGGGACGGTGTTCTACATGCTTTATTGGTAGGCATGGCTGAAGAAGCCGCCGCTATCGAATTTGAGAGGCAAGAAGCGGAACGCCACGGGAGGGACACTTCCAATCTTTCTGCTAAACGGGCTCGCGTCCTCAAAGGCATGGCCGATACTTGGCTCAAGAGAAAGGAAAAGTTGGAGGGGGGCTTAGTAGACCTTGAATCTCCTGCATTTGAAAAACTCTTTGGGTTTGTGTTGGAGACAATGCGTGCAGCTTTAGAGGACACTTCCATACGGCCCGAGCAGATCGAAACCGTGTTTGCCAAGTTAGGAAAGCGGCTGAATACCGGTTGGAAAGCAGACGCCAAAGCCCGTATGCAGGATAAATAATGGGGCTCGCTGAGTTAGCGACATCCATTGGGATGCAGGCCGTTTCCAATACCCCTAAGGAAGCGGATGTCATCACTTTTATCGAGTCTGCGTGGGGGCTGGGATTAAAACTATTTCCTATACAGCGCCTTGTTTTGAAAGCCCATTATGGTTTGGAGTTAGACGATAATCCTCATGGTTTCCCGTTGGATGTTCCGGTTCCTGAAGACCATCCTAATTTCGATGCGGATTTAGTAGACAATGATGGCTACTACGCGCTTCGTATTCCTATTTCTGATTGGCGGCGAGAGAATCGGCAATGCTTCACCGAAGCTGGGTACTTGCGCCATCTTTACGCAGAAGGACGCAGCAATGTTGAATTCATCAAGCCGGGACACCAACGCCGAGAAATGATCCTGAGCATCGGGCGACGGTCAGGAAAAACACTCCTTTCTTCTTGTATTGCTGCTTATGAAACCTACAAGCTGATCCTGAAAGGACACCCCCAACCTTATTATGGGCTTCCCGACTCTAACGTCATCCAAATCATCTCAGTCGCCACCGATAAGGATCAGGCCGGTCTGCTTTATCGCGAAGTACATGGTCATTTCCTAAACTGTGATTTTTTCGCAGCGTATTTAGCAAATGCCACGCAGAGCTTTGCCACCTTTCAGACCCCCCATGACATTGCCAAGTTCGGGCGGTACTCGGATAATCCTCGTGCTCGGTTTTCTCTAAAAATTACTTTCCGCTCTTGTGTGGCCAAGGGGCTTCGCGGTGCTGGTAACTTGGTGGTCATTCTCGATGAGGTAGCCCACTTTACTGATAAGGGGCAGTCGGGCGCAGAAGAAGTCTACAACGCGGTTACTCCGTCTACTTCCGCATTCTCTCATAAAGACCCCGCAGACCACCGCAAACCCATCGGCCCGGTGGAAGGTCGCATTATCCTCATCTCTTCCCCTCTGGGCAAGCAGGGGCACTTCTACAAGCTATTTCAGATTGGGATGAGAGGGAGCCGCGCCGCAGAGAACATGCTGTGTATTGAGGCCCCTACATGGGAGGTAAACCCCACCGTTCCAGCCAGTGAGTTTGAGAAGCACTATGTAAAAGACCCGGCAGTGTTTTTCACTGAGTACGGGGGTCAATTCAGTGATCGAACAAGAGGTTGGATTGAGGATGCCAAAGACTTATTGGCCTGTGTGGATCCCTCCAAGAAAGCACATTTCAAAGCTCCCCCCAAGGCCCCGCACTTCATGGGCCTCGACGTAGCGTTGGCTGGTGACTACACCGCCGTAGCTATTGGACACAATGATCCACAGGGGAACGTCGTCTTAGACCATATTGCTCGTATCCAAGCTGGAGAGGGAGACTTCGTAGACTACGACCGATTGGAATTTGATGCGGTAGCAGATTGGGTGGCCGATTTTGCTAAACGCTTCTACATTTCGGAAGGAATGTTTGATCAGTGGTCTGGCATTCCCATGGAGCAAGCCTTGAAAAAGAGAGGGCTGGCTCAAATGAAGTCAGTCCACCACACACGCCAACTTTCCAGCCAAATGTTCCAGAATTTCAAGGACATGATGTTGGACAAGAGATTGGTGCTTTACAATAATCCCATTCCTGAGGGGGAAGAAAATTGCGACTACATCGCAGAGTTATTGGAGCTTCAAGCTGAGACGGTGAGTAAGTACATCATTCGTGTGGAAGCCCCCCAGATGGATGGAAAACACGATGACCTCTCTGATGCCTTGATTCGGATGGTGTGGTGTGCGACTCAAAACGCCACTAAAACCCATGTGATTACAGGAGTGCGGGCCGGAACGCACTCCGGCATGTACGCCGCACAACAATCACGGTTTGGACGCACGCCTAAGCGCGTGCGAGGAGGTTCCCATCCCTCTCGCAGTATCCCCAAGGGTGGAAAAACCCGGATCGAGTAAAGGCGAGGCCGGTAAGGTGTCTATGCCACATGGGGAACAGGAGTTTTAGGCATGGGATCATCTTACACCACCCCAAGCAATTACGGCTTCACAAACACCGTGTGGCACTGTGCGGATGTCCGAAGTGACGCCTATGCCATGAGTACGCGAGATATCTTTGGGGGACCAGCGACGGTCTACGATATTTATATGGAAAATCGCTCCAATGGTCCCGTCTATGTAAAGCTGTATAACAAGAGATTGGAAATCAAGGATGGGTCAGTATCCGGCCTAATGGCTCCTGTTATGATCTTTTCGGTGTATCCGGGTGCGAGCTATTCGATTCCTTTCCCTTCGGGATACGCATTCTCTAATGCCGTGACTGTACGTGCCGTGCAAGAACCCGGCACAGATGGAACCACGGACCCTGCCCCAACGGATGTTACCGTTATGATAATGGGACGCTGAAATGCCAAGTGTAGGGAAAAAAGTTCAAGTCCCGCTTATTGACGGTGAGCTAGATTACATTTACGACGAAGGGCTTAATCCGGGCCTCTCTACTTTCTGGTGTGGTGAAAGTGCGTTGGTGATGGTGGAGATAGACAACACCAAAGGCGAAAAGGCCGTTTATCTCAAGCTCTGGAACGCTGATAGTAGCAACCAACCGGTATTTGGTGGCACTGCTCCAGATATGCAATTCCCGTGCCCTGCATTATCCACTGTGGCTTACCCCATAATCTCTAAAGGTGCCAACGGTAGACCTTACTTCACCAAGGGTGTTTGGTACGGCGTTTTAACGGTAGCGGGAACAGCCGGAACAGCCACAGACATCCCTCTTGAGGACACTGATCCAGTAATAAGAATGTTGACAGCCCTACAATAAGAATGTTGGCACCAAAGAATTGATCCCACCGGGATACGGTAGGGCTCCTATGAAAACGAAAGCATAGGAGAATAGTGTGGCTACCTTTGTTCAACATTCCGATACCGGCGCAGAACTTGACGTTCAACTCATGTTCCCTGGTGATCGCTTTCCGGTGGTTGCAGGTCCGGTTCTCTTGGCGAATGGTTGGCGTGGTGGCATTTTCGTTATGTATGCCACTGGCACAACGGACTTTACGGTTGAATTGAGTGACGGCAACTCTGCGACCGGTTTTCTCCTTTTTCAATCCGAGGACTATAATCTGGCCCTTCCTTTTGGAAGCCCTCGTCCTGGTTCTCCCGCCAACTTCATCTCCCAACAAGTATTGTCTGGAAGGGGGGGCCAGAACGTCACCACCATGATTAGTGGTGGAACAAGGGCTTTCTTCAACCAATTTGAGACTGTGGCTCTGACCGGTGGGGGTGCCCGAGCCGGTGGTGCTATCACTTACGTTCTCACTGAAGATTTGAAAATCAGTGAAAACGGGCTCCTGTGTAATGACTCGGACGTAAACTTAGCCGCAGCGGGGGTCACTACACCCCAGGTTGTCGGTATTGTATCTGCGATACCCTCCGCGCTCAACACCAACCGCTTATGTTTGGACCTCAAGTATTAGGAAACCTTTGTGCCTTCACGCTACACCATTTCCAGCCTTGACCTTGACCGCCAGATTAAATCCCATCTGGAACAGGCCGAAAGAGAAGTACGTGCGGCTATGGGGGTAGCCCGCCAAGGCAGACGAGTGGTCGGGGGGGCCTCTTGCACGGCGCACAGAACGTGATTTAGGGGTTTTAGTGAGAGCCATAGAGAGTGTTCGGAGTCTTTCCAAGGCTGATGCCCAAACCGATCCTGATCTGATTCCCGAGGATGTGCGAGCCCAGGAATGGCGGGAAACGCGGGAGGTAACCAGACAAGCTCGCCTCACTGCCATTCAGGGATCTGAAAGTCCCGCCAGAGGTGACGGATGACAACAAAAGATGATGAAGTCGGGACGCCCGTAGGAAAAGTCCCATCAGGGAACGGCAAGGAAAAGGGAGCCCAAACCAGTAAGCCTCGGCGGGTAGTTACCGCTGCGATGCGTGCCAAGTTTGGTTCCTTTACAACTGGTTTAGGGCACGCGGGCACCATGGAAGGGGTCGGCGGCAACTTTTACAGCCCTGAACTCAGCACTGATTTTCTGGAGCTTCCTCAGTCGCTCCATGAGCAGTGGAATTACTACCGTTTTTTCTATCGGTCGGAACCCTTTGTAGGACAAGCCATCGATCTCCATACGGAATTACCTTTATCCAAAATCCGTATCGGTATTCCTGAGGCTCAAAACCGAGATATTGCGGAAGCCGCTACTCGTTTCTGTACCCGGTGGGCAGACAAGGTTGGTCTTCTTCAGCGCCTGATTGCCATCGTTCACGAATACCACCTCATCGGAGAAGTCTTTATCTGGTGCGAGGATAGCTCCGCTGAAATGCCCCGCGAGATTCGGGAAGAACTGAGACGCACCTTGTTGGAAGATGGCGACGTAGAAGAAGAATGGGTGGATCGCGAAGACGCTGATGAGAAGGCTGTGGAATGGTTGGCTAAGAACTATGCAGGATGGACTTCCCTCCGCGTGCTGCCTCCCGAACAGGTCAAGATGGAGTCCTTCAACTTCACAGACGAACGCATCTTTGAATTGATCCCTGATTCCAAAACTAAAGAGATTGTGGAGAAAGCCCAGGCAGGTGATCCTCAGGCCAAACGGATAGTGGAATCGATGCCTCCCGAAGTCGTCAAAGCCATTGTGGGTGGGGAGAACATCCCCCTCAACACCGATCCAGATGCCGGATCGTTCATCTACTATTTGGCGAACCGCAAATCGGACTACGACACGCGAGGGCGTTCTGTTCTAGAGCGGTGTATGCGTGTTCTCGTTTACCGAGACAAGTTGCGTCAAGCCCAGACCAGTATTGCTTCGCGCCACATGACTCCTATTCGCATTGTTTCTGGCGAAGACTTGGATATTTCTGATGTAGATGCGTTGCGCGAACAGGTAGACATGGCTCTCCAAGACCCGGACTACTCGATTATCGCCAACTTCCCGGTTGAGTGGAACGAGATGGGGGCTGACCAACGCCTTCTTGATCTGGGCACAGAATACGACCTTACTGATCGACAGCTTTATTCAGGATTGGGCGTTACCGAAGGGCTCCTTTCGGGAGAATCTTCTTATTCGGGTGATCGCATCAATCTGGAAGTGATCAACACCCGATACATGCTGCTCAGAGAGCAACTTCAGGACTTGGTTCAAAAGAATTTTTTTCGTCCTATGTGTGCCCGCATGGGTTTTGTAGAAACAGATCCAGACGGGGAAGAGAGAGTTATCGTTCCTTCTCTTACTTTCACTCGCTTGGCTCTGCGGGATAACCGCGACACATTCGACCACCTCTACAACCTTTACACCAAGGGCAGTTTGGACGTAGACACGATTCTGGAACTCTTGAATCTCGACCCGGTTGCGGTACGCGAGAAGATTAAGCGTGATCTATTCACTGTAAATGACCCCACTTTCAATGAAGTGATGCGAGGGATTTACGGCGATGCTGGCCGAGCTATCGCGGAGAATTCCGATGTGGCTGAAAAGATCGCGGACAACTTGGGCCTCAAGTTTGAAAAGCCCAAGGAGGAGAAGGGGGGCGGTCGCTTCTGATCTTATAGGAGTGGGGAAGCGAGGAAAGTGGCATGGCAAATAAACGTAAAGCGGTCTACACGGGCATCATCTTAGACAACCCCAACGATCTTCTTCGATGGTGGAAGAACACTATCGGAGATGTTCACTCTAAGAAATACGCCCACCACATGACAATCAAATTCAAGCCTTCCCCCTCCGAAGTTTTGGCTCTCCCTATCGGGGCTCCAGTCACTCTTCAGATTGTTGGGTGGGCCGGTGATGAAAAAGGCCAAGTTGTAGAGGTAAAAGCGAGTGGGGGGATCAAAAGTGGAAACACTACCCCCCATGTCACCGTCGCCACAGATGGGACTTCTCCGGTTTACAGCAACGATCTTTTAGCCCGAGGAATAAAGCGTGTTGCTGGCCCGACCCTCAAAGGACGTGTGGGCTTATTTACGGGTAAAGAAGATCAATTCGATTTAGATGACACCATCTATGAAGAACCTTCCAAAGCCGCTGCGGTGCGTTCAGTGATGGAGCGTAAAGGTGCCTTTGGAAAAACTGTGGCACTCGTAGTGGGGGCTCACGGGGGAGACGCAGAGCTTCAACAATCAGCCTTAGACCTTGTGAATATGGAATTACGAGAAGAAATACGCAAGAAGTTCGGGCGCATTTCTTATCGGAGTGGGGCTCGCCCTCAAGGTGGCAACACCATGCTTCGTATAGTTATCAAGGGTGAGGAAGAGGTCTTGGAAGCTGTGCGTGAGTTTACCAAAGACCAATTAGGGATGCGGTGGGGGGGAGTTACCCTTTCGTTCACCCTTTTCGATAATGGTCGGAAAGTAAGGATCTGACTTCCGCGTGTGCGCGGGTAGCGGTTTTATAGCACCCAATCCATACCCCCATCCGATCCCAAAGATGATGACCATCTAGGAAATACGCTCCCCACGGGTGGTGGATTTCATAGGCACCCACCACCACAAGTGGCGTGGGGAAAAGAAAAGGGATGTCCCTAGACGCGGCTTCCATTCCTGCTCCTGAAATATCGTTTGAGTTGAGATTGTACCGCTGCATAGCGAGCTACAAACTTTGCCAACTCAGATTTAGATACCCCTGGAACCGCATATGGAAACTTCTTAATAAATTCTTCAGGAAAGTTGGTGCTCATCCAACGAGTAGCTTTTTCTGAAGAGCGCAGATCGTCAGCCACCCACCATAAAGGATCGCGTCTACTTTCCTTGTTGTCTTGGGCTTCTAAAGCCCCTTCCAGCTTTTCAACACCTCTCGCGTGAGACGTTGCGTAATCCTTCACCTTCTTTTCCCACGCCCCGTATTCTTTTTCAGATTCAACTGAAGTGGAAAGTATCTTTTCCCGCTCTGTGTTCAGCTTTTCTAAGATATTCAAACCCTCTTGAATAGCGGGGGAGAATCGATCAACCTGGAGGGTTCCCTTGAAACGCGGGTACTGCCTTTTTCTCCAATTGATATTGTCGCCCGTTTCTTCTAATTCTTTGACCATCAAGGCATACTGGCGAGGTACTGAATAGCGCCAATCAGAGTGGCTTATACCACCGCCTTCTAATTCTGCGAGGCGATGAAGTACATCACGCAAATCCGTATCTGGGATGAACTGTGCAAGCTGGGCAGCCTTGGGAGTGCTGTACTTGGCGTTTAGGAACCCCCCATACCAACTTTTTACGCTGGGAGGGAAGTGATCCATGAACAAGCCATTGGAATGCTGAAGGTTATTGATCCGGTCAATTAGCTTCAACACCGTACCGGGATTGGAAGCACCAACAAGGTCTACAAACCGCTCCAACACTTCCAGCCAAGGCTCGCGCCCATGCCGGTTGGTGTAGCGGTAGCGGAGTTCTTCTACTGCATCTCGTGCATTTTCTACTTTGCGGTTGAATTTGACTTTGGGAGCCCCAGAGCCAGTAGCGGAGAAATCAATGCTGTATGATTTCTGCTTATTGGCCGCATAATCACTGAAAACCTTGGTAAACCGTTGGATGTTGGCAGGGAGCCATGCCCCATAGAACCAATCCTCCAGATCCCGATCTGATACGCCACGGCCTTCGGACACTTCTTCCGGTTTCTTGAGCCGCTGACCCCCGGCCCCAAATACTCGATCAAATGCCCGATGCACCTCTGCGGGGAGATCGCGTAACCCTACTTGATGCGGGGGGAGAAACCACTGAAAGGCTTTGGAATCCCACCAGAACCCTAATTCCCGAAGACGTGTTTTGTATTTCTTGGTGCGTCTTTCCGAAGGGACTTCCCATCTACGCTCATCACCGTTCCAATGGAGTCGGAGTGGGAAATCTCGTGCAGTACGAGCGGCATAGCGCCCTTGGCGCAACACCCCCGCTTTGAGCGCGTCATCCCTCAAGACCTTGTAGATCTTATTGGCTACCGGCTGCATTTTTGCCGGAATCAAATACTCATTGTCCGGTACATGGTGGTCAATGGCAGGCGGGCTACCATCCAGTAATGCGTCAGGAAGAGCCGCCACAAAATCAGATAAGCCGTTTTGTAGTTTTTTGAGGCCAGGGCCACCGCCCCCTACGCGGGCACGATTCAAGAGGGCATGTTCAAACCAACCCACCAAGCGTTTACGATAAGAGAGAAGCAGGGCTTTCCTCAGCTTGTTGACATCAGGATCACGGATAGCCGACATCACATAAGTCCCGTAAGCCACGGACTCGTCATCCATCGAATCAACTTGGGAGGCCAAGAAGTTTGCCATTTTGCGAACTTCATCGAGGTCCATGGTATCCACATAGGGAAGCGCACCTTCTCGATAAAGGTACGCATGAACAATTCGATGCGGGCTCGGGTAGGGAAATTGCATAGCAAACCTGTTGGGCTTGCTCTCCCTATTCCATAAAAGACCTACCGACCAAAGAGAGGCATCTGTTGACGGGAATCCCACCAGCGTCGGAGTCCTGCCACGCTGTGAGAATTCATCCGGCGACCTGCGAGGCACACTGCTTTCAAAGCGTCCTCCACTGATGCTGCCTCCCCCCTATCCAAGAGGATGGCCGCAGCCACACATGCGGATCGGGATTTCCCGGCCCGACAATGCACAAGGACTTCCCCCTTCATGGATTTGGCATCTTTGGTGATTCGTTCAAGGTCTTCTGAGGTCCACGCATGGGCAGACCGCCCTGTGGGGATCACCGCATAGGCCCCTTGCGGGCCTTCTCCACCAAGGCAATCGATCACCTCATCGAACAACTCAGCCCACGCATGAGCTTCATCCTTGCTCCCCACCCACAGGTGTGGTCCCACTTCGCGCAACGTGTCGGTCATGTGCCCTCCACCCTCATACGGCACAGGGGGGTTGGAGGCACCCCCCAGCGGGTAGGATATGAGTAAGTCTCTTGTGAGAGCATCCGTGGATAAGAGCCCCCTAATTATAGAGTGTGGGGACACCCAAGTTTATTTCTGACCCCTTAAAACCCCCCTACCCCCTAAACTTGAAACCGAAGTTTAGGGGGTGGGGGGTATAGTATGTGGGCGTACGGGTATTTTAATCCGTGGAGAATAGGTGACTCGGAAACTCAAACCAATCGAAATTATCGTAGAGGAAGGAATCGCCCAAGATATCCTTTCCTTGCCGGTGGTAGACGAGAATGGGGTGATTTCCACGGTAGGTCAGAACATCCAAAAAGCGTCTACACTATTAGCGGACACCAATAAGGTTCTTGCTGAAAACGCATTGGTAAACATTGTAGCCAAGACTATGATGCAGCAGATGAAACGCCGAGGTCACGCGGGTATCCGGGTACGTCCTGACGGGACTGTGGTGCTGAGGGTGGCTTACCATGCAGAGGATGTGGAGCCGGAAATCTTTAGCTCCCCCCTCACTAAGTCTAAACTCCCTTCTTTGGCGCAATTGCGAAAAGAAGCTACCGAGAAAGAAATAGATATTTCGGATTTGGGGCGTCAAAAAAACCTTATCATTAAGCGTCTTGAGGAAACCCCCCCGATAATAGACAGGCTGGTTGTGGTGCCCCCTTCTCGTCTGCGCGATGAGATCGGTGAAGCTGACGACCCCACGGGAAAAACAAGGTTACCCCCTCGTCGTTAGGGTTTTTATCGACGTGGTGCTGTGGAGGGTTCCATGGCCGAAGAAGCACAAGAGTTTGGATTCTGGACATTTGGAAAGCTAAATGGGCTACAAGGTTCTGTTAGCACCCAAGTAGAACTCCCAGACGGGCGCAAGGTTATTCAGAAAGATCCGAATAACCCCGCTGTTCTGGAAGACTATTTCATTGTCGATGCTATCCACACTTCGCTCGTTGCTCGCACAGACTTCACGCGCTTGTTCCCCTCATTGGATGCAGACTCACAAGAACGATTGACCACTCTCGTTCGCCGTAATCCGCGTCCTTGTGCCCTTCTTTTGAACGATCAAGATTTCTTGGACGCCATCCAACGGAAAGAGGCCACAGCCGGGGTACGAACAGAAATGCCTATAGGTAGGCATAAGTTACCGGGAGGGCTGTAGTGAGTCTCTCCACGCTCCACATGGCGCACGAAAAATCTCCCCTCGCATCCAAAAAGTTTGTGGCTTATCTCATCGCAGAGATGACATGGAAGCTCCTTCTTATTATTGGATTGGTTGGTGTAATCCACATAGAAACCAACGCAGATCCTTCTGGAGAGGGAGTGAGCATCTGGTTTTACTGGGTGCTGTTGTCTTGTGTGGTAGTCGCTGGCTTCGTAGAAGCAGGTTTTATCGGAGGCCAAGCATGGCTTGATAAGTATGTCCGAATTGCCCAGATCGCCGCGACTCGGGATGCTTCTGCCACCCCTTCTTCTTCCTTTTCCACTAACCCTCCAACAACCAAGGATACACCATGAGTGTTCATTCTTTAGGCCGTCCCTTACGTCGCGCTGGCCACCCGCTCCGACACAATCACAATAAAGCGGCTCCCGAAGCAGAAGCAGAAGAAGCGGCTCCCGAGTGGAGCATGTCCAACACTAAAGCCCAACTGCTGGCTGCGGCAACGGATTTAGGCGTGGAAGCTGACAGCAGCATGACCAAAGCCCAAATTTTGGCCGCCATCGAAGCTGCCTAAATAACTATGCTTTCTATGGTAGTGACAATGTTCACCCCTGCGCGGAGATATGGTTTTTGCGTTGCCCTAGAAAGAGATGGAAGCGGAAAAGAAACGGGCACTGATAAAGAGCCCGTTTACTTTTACCTCGATGTCTTTCACCGTCTTGTTCCCGGTGGCCCTCCCCCTCTTGTGGGGGAGGGCGTTCAGGTAGTTCTGGACAAAACCTCTCCCAAACCCCGTGCTGCGGAAGTTCATCGCATTGAATCTCCCATTCTTAGATCAGGGATAGTGGCTTCTTTTGACATCGCCAAAGGGTGGGGGTTCATTGAGGAAAACTTAACTGGAGAAAGTTTTTTTCTCCATCGCAGTGAAATGGTTACCGCCAGCGTCCCAATTCGGCAGCAAAAGGTACAATTTTACGGTGGGGTGCGGGATGGAAAAAAACGCGCCTGCTATATAACGGCGCTGTCCGGGTAAAGTAGCTCTTATAGGAGGACACATGGGCGATAAAAACCCATTCGGAGGAGGTAGGGCTACGAGTCTTTACACCCCTATGTCTGACGTTGAACAGGAAGTGGTTTCTCGTCTAGTGGATAGTGGGGACTTACGGGTACACGTCAAGGGGTGGGGGGTCATTGCCGAACCCCAAGTCATCATAGGGGATTTGAGGGTTGCTCTTCACTTTCGGATGACTTTTGATGAGCCACATGTCTCTGAAGTGCCGAAACCCCTCTACTACATAGACTTGGAACTTCGGACGGGGGCGGGTCTCTTACTCTACAAAGAACGCCAACCCACTATCTATGATTTCAAGCCGGTTGAGGTGGCAGCGGGCATGTATTTAGACATGGTGTGGGAGATGGCTATTCAATCAATGGACCCGGAAGTAGTGAAGACCATTAAACCTGCGGCAACCGGACTCACCTCTCGTTGGCAAGATCGCGATACAGGCGAAATGACGATGTTCGGGAACAGCAAGATGAGTAGCGGTTTACGCAATATGCTGGTAAAGATGCGTGAGGGAGAGGCCAAAGTTCGTGCCCTCACCCTAAAAGAAGCGCGGGACGCGACCGCCTATGCAGAAGGGAAAAAGAAATTGGAACCTTCCCCTACTTTCAAGAAACACCTTCAAAATAAGTAAACCCCATGTGCAATTATGACTACATGCCAGGACACCCCTGGTATAGCGATACCCAGCACCCTAAGCGTGTTTCTCATCTGAAAGAAACAAATGCTTTTCACAAAGGCGAAAAAACCCCCGCCCCCTCAAGGGAAAAGGATCAAAACGCTTCTAGGCTGCGTCCGGTCTGCTAATCATGATCCCGCAACTCGTATGCCATTGCGGCGGCAGACAAGATCCAGAGGGAAGTGAAAGGCAATAAAAGCAGTTGTTCAAGCATGGGGCTCTCGTAAAACAACCCCGTTTTTTTACGGGGCTTCTGAATAGGGAAAGAGCCTTTCTACTAACTATCCCTATACGCATGTCAAGGGTAGTTTTGGGCTTTATCCCGCGTATCCGTCAGAGGCCCAACCGCCGCCTTTAAGACTGAAACTGGTTTGGGAAATTTGCTTTTTACACACTTTGGCTTTGCACTTCGGGCAGTCTGCTTCTCGCTCTAAATCCGCGTGCCGACGCAGTTCTTCAAAACGGTGGCCACACTTGGAACACTTGTACTCATAGAGCGGCACACCACCCTCCTTTGGACTCCCCACTATACCGATAAACTCTTTATGCAATCTAAAGGGGTATGAAGACTATCTCCCCTCTCCCTTCTCGCGTGGCCAAGAAGTGGAAGAAACTCCCGAAAGGCTGGACGGACAAGTCTGTGGAGAAATTTTGGGGAACGCTGACCGGCACGACCCCGGAGCACAAGGTCTGGGATTGCATCGACAAGATGACGAAACCCTTTGGCGACGGTGCGGGGGCTTTCTGTGGTGGGCTGGCCGACTGGCAGATGCCAGGATGGAGACAGAAGAACAAGAAAGAATCTCCCGAGGCCAGATCCGATGCCAAATCTTATTGGAAGGGCAAAATGAAGGGAAAGAAGAAGTCCTGCGCTGACCATGGAGCCTCCTCCCGAATGGCAAGCGCATCTGGACCTGTCACCAAATTCCTCACACGCCTTCGCGGGAAGGGCAAAGGGACTTTAAACATCAACGTGCTGGAAGAAGCCCTACCGCTACTGGGGTGGTCGATCCGAAAGACAACGGCGGCCTTCCGGGTGCCCGACAATGAGAACATTGAGCCCCTTCTTGTCGCGATGCTGAAGCCCGATGGGATGTGGGGCTACCGAGGGACCAAAGAACCCCAGTACATATCCTTCAAATCCCCAGAGAGAGCAGAACGCGCCTACAGGATCTTCACGACCAAGGCAACAAAGGGCAAGCCTCCCCCCCATCCCAAGGTGGACGAGATTTACTACCTTGAAGCCATTTACCCAGCGGAGAGAGGGTGGGGGTCTTTCGGGGGAGAGCAGTCCATTGTCGTCACTGGATGGTGGGTCGGTGTAGAAGCATACGAGGTCACCAACTCGTCGGGTGCGTCTGTTCTCCTTCCTCTCTCTCCCGATGACCGAGGACGATACCAAGATCCAATCAAGTGGAAGATGGCGAAGTTCTGGACCTGGGCCTACAAAAATGGCATCCAAGATGACGCAGCCGCATACCTCGACAGCATGGGGGCCGAAGAAGTGGCTCGGGCCACAGCCCCCGCCAGCGCACGGTCCTTGGACGGCACTGGGACGTGTCCCGCGTGCTTCAATAATGTGAAGCTGCGGCGTGGGGAGCGCATCATGCGGCATGGCTGGCAGGTACAGGGTCAACGCCAATGGGGTTCCTACGGGAACACATGGCACACTGGCCCTTGTTTCGGCACCGGCTATCTTGCTTTTGAGGTGAGCCCTGAAGGGACGAAGGACTATCGTGACCAAGCTGTGATCCCCTACAAGAAGGGGGTGGAAAGAGAACTCGCCCGCGTGAAGCGGGGTACTGACCCCATCACAGTTGATAAAGGTCGTCGTTGGGAAAAGACACTCCAACCCGGCGACTCCGAATATGCCCGGTATCAAGACATCTCTATCAAGCAGGGAACCAAAGCTATCTCTGATCTTGAACAAGATATTCGGACCCTTGACTCTCGGATCACGGGCTGGAAGACAGCGACCCTCCCTGGAGCACGGAGGGCGAGTTCTGTTCGGGTGGCTTCACTCCACGCTGCCTATGGTGGCAGCCCACTCATGCTTCAACCCGACTACGGCACCTCTGATGCAGAGGAGAATGAGCACCTGCTCCAACCTGACCACGATATTTCGGATGCGGCCCTTCCTCGGGGGAAAGAAGCCAAAGCCCTGACTACGGTGTGGGTGGTAGAAGATCCGACCGAGGACTCAGAGATTATCGATATGCTCTGGGGCACTTCAGATATGCAGACATTCAAGCGAGTGATGGCTGGGGGTATCCATATCAAGCGCAACTTTACTCTCCATGATGAGAAAAACAGCGCCTATAAGGACGCTGTGTATCGCCTCAATAAGTTGTGGAAAGGTCAGATTCCTGACTGGGTTATGGCGAATGAGCGGGACGCATTTCGTAAGATGAGTCGCCAAATGATGCGGTGGGATCAGGCCAAATCCCGGTTCCACCAAGAGTTTGAGGATGAAGCTGCCGCAGTACGGGAACGGGCCAAGAAAGATCTTCTTCGCCCCACCGCTGCTCTCTTTAAAGAGTGGATTCAGAATGGGGGGTACAAATTACCTCCTACTGAAACCCCAGAAAAACTCGCCAAAGGGTTCCTCTTGTACCTTTTCAAAGGGGGCAAAATATACAACCCGTGGCTTTTTGATAACTTCTTCAATATCTACAAACAGAACATGAAGGCTTGGGGTGTGCCAGTACGCACCGCTCACTACATCTTGAATGGCTTGCGAGATGAACGGGTAGGGTAAATAAACCCCCCTCAAATGTGGAGAAAACTTTGTTTGATGTTCGCGTGCAGAAACAAGCGGTAGAGGCGTGGGTTCAAAAACAAGTTGAGTTACCGAGCCGGAAAGAAACCCGGCAGAAATTTCCAAAAGTTCCCCAAAGAATTATTCGTACCGTCTTGCAGTCATTACGAGACAAAGGCTCCAACGGTGCGGCTCCCGACTAGAGAAACCCCCATCCGACAGGATTGGTGGGGAGTAGCTAAAGTTGTCATTGGAATTGTGCTTGTGATTGGGCTTACGCTAATTCCCTACTGCATGGATTCCTTAGAAGATAGTCCTGCCTCTCCCGAAAAGGAGGGGGGTCAATAAATTTTATTTCCAGTAAAGACGGTGATCCCGCACGATGCTGAGATGGTCATGCAGATTTTATTGGAAATGGAAGAAGTAGAAAGTTTGGTTCGGGAAGCGATGGGTAATCGTGGGACGCAAGTCCCTGATAAGGCTCTTATGCGGATTCGCCAGAACCATAAGAAAGGGACAATCCGGTTGGTTTTTACCACTCCTGAAAAAAATGGGGTTCCCGACCCCCCCTCTTCCCGTAAGTAAGCCAACCAAGCAAAAAGGTGGTGCCATGATAGTGCTGAATCCCTTTGTGAAAAGGCAAACCGCTGATAGCCGGTTTTCCCACTTCACAGGAACCGACGATGAACTCGTCAGCCTTACTGAAGCGGCCTTCGCAGAAGGTACGCAAGGCTACCGTGAAGGAGTGCTGGAGATTCCTGTGAAGATTCTTCCCGGCACCTTCTATTCCGGCGTGGTGCGCTTGGAGGCAGGGGATGCTTTGGCGGGTTCCTACGAAGCCCGTAAGGAAGGGGAAACCCCTCGCAAGACAGTCATGGCTCAAGGACGACAAAAGCTGGAGGCTGTGAGTGTCAACGTCATCGTGTATGCCTCTACCGTCTTGGCTGAGAGTGAGGAAAACACTCTCCCTGCGGAGGAAGGCAACTACGAAATCGTCAGCATCAACGCCAACCCGTTCGATGAAGATATGCCCATTGATCCCCACACCCTCATGCACAACCACTTCGGGAGCGATGGTGGAACGGCTACCGGGTTGGAGGATTCAGAATTTGTAGCGATGCTGCGTCAGTCTTTTGAGGCATGGCGAGACAAAGCCATGTGCGGATAACCACAGGAGGTCTAAAATGGCTGTTCTTGGCCCGAATGGGCGTTTTGCAGATGGCACCTCTCCCTATGAGGGAGAGACTGACGAGGAAATCCGTGAATCCATGAAGCAGGGCCGCTTCAAGGGTGGTGCGAAAGCCGTTCGCATTAGCGGGGGCTTCTTCACCGGCTCCAAGAAGGGGGATGACAATCTTCGCGACTTCTTGGGGAGCATCGGTGCATTGGGGGGTTTGGCCAAGGAAGAATACGAGGCCAACAAGAAGGGCGAGTGAAAGAAGACCAAGTAAAGGGAACGAACGGGTGCAATTGGAGTGCCGACGTAAACAGGCGGTATCTCAATTCCCTATCCCTCGGCCCTCACGGGAGAAAAGGCAGTAGTTCCCCCCACTCAGCATCGAGCAGGGAGGCATGTCGGTGGTCGCATAGATGCCTCACCCCTATGGGAAACCCATGAGCAATTTCTTTGTGGTTCAATATGCCTGTGTAGATGCTTCTTACGAGGTGTCACCTGACATGGTGTATGCCTCTCCCCAAGAGTTCATGGAAGCCCATGACGTGATCTTAGTGGAGGGAGAACACCGTACTTGGACCCGTGAATCAGGAGAAGTGGTCTTGGAGCCGCGCCCTATTATGGCGGTGCCCAGATTGAATCAAAAGAGTTTGCGGCATTACGTGATGGGGATCGTGGATTGTCATATTGTCACGTCTGCTCAAATGGACCCCTCCCAAGTATCTCTCTCGTTTATGCCCGTCATGTTCGGGGCGTTGCACCCTTCTGCTGAAATACGTGTGGAAATGATGGGGTCCGAGTCCCCTCCTGAACCCCCCCAACCCCCTGAAGAACCGAAAGCCCCTGCTTATCCTTCATGTCGGGAAAAGCCTTCCCTTCCTTCTTTGGTGGCCTCTGACAGAGACATGCGCTTGAAATGGGAGTGGGACGATATCGAGGAAGAAGAGTGGAAAGCACACTTGAAGGACATTGAGGATCAGAATGAAAAGCTGCGGGACGAGTACGACAAAGCCCTAGAAAAATGGGAAGCCCACGAAGTAGGCATCGCTACCATGCGCCAAGAATATGCCGATGTTGTGGCAGCGTGGGAAACTACCGTAAAGGATTGGGAAACACAGGATGTTCAAGTTGCTGCTGCCGAGTGGGTAGAACGACATGATCGTATTTTCTCTCTGTGGGGGAGAGATATGGGCACTCTTGCGGGGGATGTTCGGGAAGGAACCTTCCCTCGTTGTATAAACGGACACCCTTTGTTTTATGCGTGCAACATCATCCACCCGAAGGATTGGGAGCGTATTCGGGGGGCCGTCGATAAAGAAGGCGCTCGACGCAAAGAAGCGGTTGTCTGATCAGTCACCGTTCAGTGCTTTCTTGAGGGCCTTCCCGCATCGGAAAATAGGAATGTGTCGCGGGGGTACTTCAATGACGGCCCCAGTACGGGGATTCTTTCCAGTAAATCCCTTGCGGCGAGATACGGTAAAAGTACCGAAATCCGAAATGACTACTTTCTCCCCCTCTTTCAAAGCATCCCCTATTAATTGAAACAGGATGTTGAGATAAGAGTGGGCACGGACCTTCGGGATGCCCGCTTTACTGGCAAATTGATCTGTGAGATCGGATTTATTCATGATTACACCGTAAAAGGCAGTGAGGGATGCACCCTCCTTTCAGAATAGAAAAGCTATGGAAGGCTGGGGCGGGTGGAGTCGAACCACCAACCTTCGGGGTAACAACCCGATGCGCTGCCAATTGCGCTACACCCCATCATTCTCTTCCAGTGCTTATTCTCTATTCTATGGTGTGCAACCAAGAAGAACCCTCACCGATAAGGCGTTTATAGCTTGGTGAAGTATAGGGGTTGGAGGGTGTCTCTTTATGGAGCCTTGTACGCTCACGGCTGGCGACATATCCCTGCTGGTGCAGGAACAGATACTCCCCCCAAATAAAGATGGGGTGTGGGTGTCTGAATGGCCCACTGAATGCCAACTTAAAGAAGGCACTATCATCAGGATTCCCTACAATCCTGATGAGATTGCCTCTTTGGTACGGGATCGCACCGAAACCGTAGTTGAAGAAACCATAGAAAACACACCCATAAACGAAAGTTCGCTTTTACCCCTTGTTCTACCGGATCTCTCTCAAGCGACGGATACCGGAGAAGATTCTGAACCTCTTACTAAGGAGATCCCCATGCCTGAAGACCAGACTGCGGAAAACACTGAATTAAATGCCCATGAAGTTCAACCATCTGACCCCTCGGGGGGTTTGGCAGGAGAACTCACTGCCCTTGCTCAAAGCACCGGAGCAGATCCAACCTTGACCATCATCATTGTTCCTGTGGAAAGCTAAAAAGAAATAGTCGTCCAATAGCTGTGGGAGGGCGTAGAAGGGGAGAACACCATGAAACTCGGTATTTGGCACGAAGCCATTGTCGGCACCCCCGGTAAGGGGAGTTTAATAGTGGCCATCGCTACCTCCGCTTGTCATACCGAACAGCCACTCTAACGGCAGAGGCATCTCGGATAAGTTTGGCTTTCCTCGGATCAAAGAGGACGAGCCCATCAGCCACCTTGTCGCTAATTACCCCGTCATACCCAAGGTCTTTCGCTGAGTTAGTCACAACCGAAGCGTACATAGGCGAGTCAGAATACTGATGAGGCTGGAATCCCATTTCTGCTTTGATCTCAGCCATCTCTTTGCTTTGAGCATCCAACAACTTGAGATTAGAAGGAAGTGAGTAGGCAAACACTTCCCCCCCGCTCCTTTCGGCAAAGAATCGGGCCATTCCTTCATCCCAAGTCAGGTACAAACCTCTTCCGAGGGCACCCAAACCTGACCCACCCCCAGGGCCAGATCCTTTGGCACCCCGATAGAAGATGCCTTTGTTCCTCCCGTGCAGGGAGCGGTAAAACCTCGCCTCACTCATCTTCCACGTAGCCTTTCCTCTTCCACGTAGCTTTTAGGGAAACGGATCAAGGACTCACTGTAATCTTTATCCCCTTTCTTCCACCCGTAACGCTTGTACCACGACATGAGTTGGGACTTGTTCAACTGATTAGGGACATTCCCAAAGGGCTTGGCCGTCAAGTAAATAAGGACTTTGTGTTTATCCCCCATTTCTGCAATCTGTTTAAGAACATAGGATGCCATCCCTGCGCCCTTTTTCTCGGGGGAAATAATGGCCTTGAACCAGATCGCGTCTTCCCTATCCCATTTCCGAGCCTCCATATCCGTGAGGATAATGGGCATCTCCCCCCCTTCATTATTCCTGAAGGACCAACCCCGAGTGTGCCGGTCCATGGGGTTCTGCCAAGTGCGCCCCTGATACTGAGACATGAACCCACTTGGGGATGCAGTTCTGTTGGGGTCTAGGCCAAACCATCGAGCAACCCTCTTGGCGCTCGGTTCCGAATCTTCCAGCAGATCCAGAATCTCAGGACTTACTCTCTGCCGTTTCTTTTGGAGCTTGGTAAAAATAGGGCGCATCATAACCCCGTCGAGGTGCGGAGATCCCACGGACCCCAATGCTCATGCTGCATTACCTTCCGACGAAATTCCTCCGGCTTATAAACATGCATGTTGTTGTTTTTCTTGATTTGGCCCAAATTGTAGTAGACCTCTTTGGGTATTTTCACGTTTTTTCCGTTGGAAACATCAATCACGGTGTTGCCATCTTCCACCCAAGCATGGCCATACTTGACCCCCTCCAATGGCCCTTGACCCGTCACTTCACCATGAACCAAACGAAGGTTTTTGTCTTTGCCTGGAAACAGCGCCCGGTCCATGAAGTACCGCCCATTGGTTTCATAGCAATCTCCCACTGAACCTGCGGTGCGGTTGGAAAAGGGGTCGGGGGTGTCAGAAAGCATTGAAACAGCGCCTCTGGAACAGGGAATCCCATAAACAAGCCACCGCCCCCACCTCTTACCCGAGCTATTTTGCAGCCTAATTTAGAGAAAATACAGTATGTAGTTGGGCTTTCAGAGAGGGGGGTGCAAAGAGTCTCCGAACGTGGTACTCCACCTAAGCAGGAATCGGAAGGCCAGCATTTTACCGACAGCCTCGCTGAATACTGGAGGTGAGAAGATGGGCAGTACCGCAGGGGTTTATTTTGCGCGAAGAGAGCATGGAGGCCATCGCGTAATAGGGACTCCTACTGGGTTTAGAGTAGCGTGGCCTGATGGAACGGTGATGTACCCCTCGGCCAGACAGACCATAATGGCATTGGTAAACGGAACCAAAACCCCCCACACCAAAACCCGTGATCCCCATCTCACGTTTGATCGGTATTTCCGCATTGGTCGTCATGCGCGACGGTCCTACCCGGCCATTGACACCTTAGCTCTTTTCCACCCTTCTTCCCCGCTTTCGGTATGGGTGCAAGACACTACCTCTCCCATTTCGGTGGCCGTCACCCCCACTCTTGTCAAAACTCCTCTGGAGTGGATCTCCACAAGCGCGGGCACGAGGTACGCAAGTTGTTCTATGCGGGATTCAGTCGAAGGGTTTACCGTTACGGATACGACCCCGAAGACGTGCTTCAAGAGATTTACAAAGGGCTCCTCATTCGCAATATGGGGAAATGTCCCTTTGATCCGTCTAAATCTTCTTTTGGGCACTACGTCCACATGGTCTGTGGGTGTATCGTCAGCAATTACCATCGCCGTTACTCTCGTTTACGGAGAAATGAAGTCTTTGGGGTAATGGGCCACGATGACGAAGTGTTGGACGTTGCTGAGGCTGATCTGGCCATTGAAGACCCTATTCAAGAGGAAGGGGTCTTCCTGGCATCTGCGACCAAAAACCTTACTTATCGAGTACGCCAGTACGCTGTTCAACACGGTATGGATGCGGATATGGTGGTGGAATGCGCGGAACTTTTAGCCGAAGGCCAACGTCGCTCAGAGATAGCCGCCCATCTCGGACGTTCCAATAGCCAAATCGGACGGATATTGAAAGTGGTTCGCGATATCGCTGGGGAATGGCGCGAAGAAGTCCTCTGCTCTTAGCCTTACTCGGAAGTGTAGGTAAAGGTGGTGTTTCCGAAGGAGAGGTATTCCGCACCCCCCGGATCAATGTTGTTAGCCCCGGTAGCCCCAGACACCACGTAGGTAACAGCATAAGCGTAGTCAGTAGGAGCTTCTCCTATGCTAAGAGACACCAAAACATGATTGGCGGTAAGTTCTAATCTTCGCGCTTCAATCGCCGCATCTGTAATGTAGCCAGCCGCCCTTAGCGTGGCGTCGTCGCTAACCCCATCAATGGCACGTCCCCCTGAACCAATGATGTAAGCACTCCCGCTATCCAATGCCAAAGACCCTAAAGAAGAGCTTGCGGTTAATACACCTAAGGCTTTGTCGTTTTGGAACACCCCAATGAAAGCACCTGTGGAACCACCCCCGTCTACCGTAGCAGCACTCAACGGGTTGGTGAGAAGGTACACCACTGAAATAGTTGTAGAAAGAGATGTTACCAGAGTGCTCTCGGCAGCGGTGTCAGTAGAAACAGGGTCACGCACTACGGTCACACCGTCTTGGCGTACCATTTTGGTGAGAGGAACAACCACGTAAGAAATATTGCTTACATTTTCCATGACGTTGATCACATCAGATTGCCGCACAGGATCTCCTAAGCGAAGATTGGCAAAAAAGTTATCTAAATTTGTGCGGAGATCCGTATCCACCGTCGCCTTATCTGCCCCTTTTGAAAGGATAATCGTCGTGTCTAAATCGACAGGAACATCGAAGGCTTCTTTCACTAAGACATCTGCGGTCGCGTGCTTATCCACATCCACTGTGTTCTGAGTAGTGGAAACAATAAGATTGGTGGTGTAGATGACTGTAAAGTTTTCATCGTGTTCATAGTCCACCACAATCACGGAACCGCTAGCAATATCACCTGTGGTGGTGCGAGTGAGAGCGACAGCTACTGTTTCTGATCCTAGGTCAATGGTGTAATCAGGGTCACCAGAAGGGTCATTAGGGCCTTTGTATTCCACACTCCTGTCAGAATTGTAAACCTTGATGGTAAGAAAGTTAGCCCCTAAATTATCCAAATACACTGGATAGCTACCCACCATCGTATGTTCTTCCCCGCTGACAGCAAGAGGGGTTCCAGAAGGGACTGTATTTCCGGCCTCATCCGTATAAGAAACAATACTCAAGTAATCCCCCGCCAAAGCGGAACGTCCTCGACGAAGGGGCGCATTAGGGTGAATTAATATGGTCGAGGTAGAGGTCAACGCACCAGCCACAGTACCGGTCACCGATGTGATAGCTGAAACCGGCTGACGAAGGAGAACAAACACATTTCCTTTCCTGCGACGATAAGAACCAAGCACCACATCAGTAAGAGAAACTTCGGGTTGATCCACCTCAGTAGAAAGGGTGATGGTGTTGTAGGAAGAATAAGTGACCCCGGTGAGGTCAAACACTTCTCCCGTAGTTACATTTCGCAACTCATACCCGGCCACCGCATCATCTAACATTTCCACTATGGGGTTAGAAGAGGACAATTCAGGGTCCACAGCCATAAACGTAAGGTCGGCTACATCCCCTACAGTTTGGAACTGGATATCTTGAGCAATAACGTATGAAAACGCAAAGGTGTCACTAACAGTAGCAAGGCTAGAGCCCTGAACCCACACATCCACCTTCCCCCCATGATGAATACCCTTATTATCCAGATCCCTTTGCATCAAAGGATCCCCCGCACCTACAACATTGGCTTTAACTACTCCGGGCACGTCGGCAGCCGTTTGTAAATAGCCTTGGACTGTCCCCGAATCTACCGAAGCCAAGGCGTTCTGAATACGGATAGTTAGGGCTAGATTAGATTCTCTGTCGGTGCCTCCAAAGAATGCTCCCTGATTGGTCACGGAAAAAGAACCCGCAATCGAACTCACAATACTTTTTACCTGTCCCGCCCCCATGTTCCCTGTTGATCCTGTTGCGGAAGAGACAACAGGAAGCGTAATCGAATACCTTTGGGTAATTGGGTCGTAAAAAGAAGCAAGCTGACTAAGAGGAATGGTCCCTGCTTTAGTCACGCTAAATTGAACGCTTCCGCCCCCCACTATCGTTCCTATGGGGAAGACGATGGTGGCTGTGGGTTTACGAGAAGTGAAAAAAGTAACTTCTCCTACAGCCGCCACCCCACTTTTCCGCTTGATGCCGAAGTTGCTCCCGTAAGCATCAAACGCTGCATCAATGACTGATTGTAGAGTGACTTCGGACTTTACATACAAAGCCTGCATTAAGGCTTGTTTGTAAGGAGAACTCGGAACCCCAACAGATACATTCGCATTAGTAGGATCGTCTATTTGAAGAAGAAGGGTGGGGGTGCGGGCTCGATTGAAGAAGTCCAGTAAGAAACGGATACGCTCACTTTCAGAAGCAAAGGGATCAATAACAGTGTCTCTAAGAACAGATCCAGGTTCCACTTTGATTTGTGGGTTGGACCTAAAGATAGCCGTGATGAAGCTCTGGAGAATGTCTCGGTTAGAAGCTACCGGCAAAGAGGAAATGGTAGAGGTTACTGAAAGAGGATGTCCCACCACTTCAGGGGAATAAGCGGATTCATATTCTGTGGTGGTGGCACTGTCGTAGTAGACCGCACTCACAACATAATAAAGAGAAGTAGTCGGATCCAGGGCGGTAAACGCACTCACCCTAACCGTAGCCGGTAAACTGGTAGGGCTGTTTCGACGGTTATGCTCAAAAGAATAAAGGGTCACTTGCCGAATAGAAGACAAAGTGCCCGAAAATTGCATCTTGCGAGTTGTCTCTGGGATTTCAAAAGTAGTGTTGTAGCTCGTCGCTAGAATAGTCTCATTTGAATCTTCTTGGGTTGCCACTATTCGTAAGAACATGGGATCAGCTACGGGATCATCATTTTCATCTACTGATACCTCCATGTCCCCCAAAACAGTAGCGAAGCTCTCGGTTTCTTCGGTGATTGCCCCCTCACTGATCGCATTGACATTGACTCGGATATACCCAGTAGAACCACCACCAGCATAAGCAGAAGCGTAAAAATTCAAACCCACAAAAGAAGAAGTGACACTTGGTTCCGAGTAGATTGTCACCGAATCATTATTTTGGGACAAGTAGATATTGGTGGGAGCCTCTACCAGAGTGTCGGTATTAGAAGAAACAACGGTTACTTCAGCGTGGGCCGTTGGAGTAGTGCTGCCTGACGGCAAGATAGCCCTCACCCTAATGTCATTGACCCCATTAGAAAGGGCCAATCCCGTAGGGTTGTAAGTAGGGTTGGGAACAACCCACTTCCCGTCTGCAAAAAATACCAATGAGGGATCGGAGGTGTACCCGCCCCCATCAATAGAAACCTGCATCTCTACGGCAATGGGACTTACCTCTCCTTCAAAGAACCTCTCTGAAGAAGTGGTCGTGAAAAACACTTCCGTATGGTAAACCCCATCGGGGCCAAGAATGGTGGGGTTAGTGGTGGTCATTTTTCATAGCCTAGTGCCATAGAAGAGGCTGTCAGCTTGATTGGTGCTAACGCCCGTAGCCTCCAACCCTAAAGGAAGGCCAGTGGAACCGCCTAACGCCACCGCTCCCGGCACCGTGAAAACAATAGAAAGCGCAATCGGGGTGTTAGAAGCACTTTGAACCGCTACGTCGATGAAGAATGCCGTGGGGTCATTTGGATCAGCCCGAACATCCACCCCATTAACCGCGTATAAGGTTTCTTTAGCGGAAACCAACTGATATTTACGTTGTTGAGTTTGGATGTCTTGTGCTCGCAGCAATGCCGCATTCACGTCATCCTTCATGGCACTAGCCACCGTAGATGTACGTTTAGCCCCAATACGGGACAAGAGGGTACAACCGTAACCGGGATGATATGGGTTAGAACCTTTTTCCGTCAGAATGGCTTTGAGGCACATTTGATAAAGGAGATTGTTGTCTTTAACGAGAATAACCCCCCCCTCCGTATTAAACCGATAATCGTTCTCTACATAGGTGCCTTGGCATCGAGGACACACATCAGGGGGGGATACATAAGTAACTTTCAAAGTGGGGTTGGTCTTCAAGGGTTTAAGAAACTTGGGCTCCCAAACTTTTTGTTTATAGGCACGGAGAGGCCCCCGAACAGCCGGATAAACCCGTGTAGTGGGGTATAAATTCCAGGGGGGGTACCCCTCTCTTCCGCGCATTCCCTTCTGCTGGAACCCCAATGCATCTGACCCCTTACCGGATACCCGGATAAAAGAGGGTGGCCCCACTTCTGCTGTTTCGGTGAAAACCAAAACCCCCTTCAATGAAGAAGGAGAAACCAGTTGGGTAGTGGTTTTGAGAACACGAATCACATCCTCAATCTGAACCCGGTTGCCGGTCGGTAAAGATACGGTCACGCTTCCCGCATTGGTGGTGATTGTAATGTCATTATTGGCCGCACCAAGCCTCCCACTACACCGTTCAATTCGATAAGAACCGGCATAAGCAGCGTTCAAGGAAGCCGGGTAAGACACCCCCCTACGTGGGATGTAGGTTTGGTCATTGGCTAAAAGCAAGACCCCGCTGGAGTTGGCGACCGACGCTTTAAGGGCCATCGTTTGCCGATCAGAGCCCAAACTAACCGGCTCTTCCATAATCAAATGGGGGCATGGATGAGCAATGTGGATATCTTGACTCAAAGGTAACTCCTTCCCCTTTCTGCGCTCATAGACACCCCACCGTCACCCCCCGTACCAATCTTCCTGCCCATCCTCATTATCAGTCATCAAGTTTTTGTGCTTGCTGAGGTTGGGGAGGTTCACCTCTGTAGTCAGGGGCACATCCCCATCAGTTTCGGGGATGCGGAAGATGGCGTCAAAGCGGTAGGCAATGCGAGCGGCGACATTCGGCAAACCGAAGAAATCTTCTTGGTAAGTAGCCGGAAGGGTTTGAGAAGGCCCAGAGGCCCACACGATGTCGGAAACCTCTTCTAAAAGCTGCTCTCGCAAATCCATGAGTTTGATGATGCGAGCTTCCAAATCCCATCGCTTGTACCGCATTTCTTTCGTGATCGCCTGCCTTGCACGTTGGATAATGTCGGCGTCCCGACGATCTCCAGTAGGGCTAAGACCATCAGTACGTTTGGGATCGTATTTCAGAATGCTCGCTCCTTCTTGGGCCGAAGAAGAAAAGTTATACTGGATAGGGTCCATGTAAAGAAGACCACTTCCAGGCTGTGTGGGGATAAGTTCGATGCCCTGCTCTCCCTCTATCACCTCAGCAAAGGCTGAATCGGGTATGAGGAACATCGAAATATCAAAGGGATTACCCCCCATAGCAGTATAAGCCGCTACCAATTTACCCACAGAAGTCTCGCCATCGACCATTATCCCGCGCCTCTTTTCATTGAGAACGGTGTTTGCAGGATTTTCAGGATCGGCTTCAGAGGTGTACATGATTCGCACATCCCCAATACGGTCCAACTCCTTAAAAATCATATTGATCCGAGAAGCCGCATCCCTTCTTTCTTCCAGCATAAATCTCCGAAAAGCCCTCCACTGACCTTCCCGAAAACACCCCAAAAATGAAAAAGAAGCCATGTTGTTATCCTTATTCAGTAAGAGAGGACTCTTCTACCTTGGGGAATATCGCAGCTATGAGTTCCAACAAGATAAGAGGCATCCCGCCCGCCACCAGGGTAACGCCAGCCCCGTAAGCCGCAGAAGAATCTACCGGTTTGTTGGTTGCAGACATTAGGCCCGACACAATCCCTGCGGTTCCAGCTTCGACCAAAACAAGCCCTGACAACGAGGGCAATGTGAACATAGAAAGGGCATTCAACAAGGCACGGATCATGTTGATAAGAGCTTGAAGCTGGTAGATACGGGCTTGGATTGCTTCGATGTAAGCGATGATTTTATCAATCATCCCTTGGAGCATGTCCAAGATTCCCAACAAGAACTTCTCGATCTTGTCCAACAATTCTTCCAGTGGGACAAGTTGATTCCCCAAGATACGAAAGGCGACCCATTCGCTATCCCCTACTCCCCGCAAAAGACCGACAGACGCTATTTGGAGGACTTCTGCCGCTGATGTACCAAGTTTCTTCGTGGCATCATCTTGGGCCTGATCGTAGTCATAGATCACATTCCGAATAAAAGCGGAGGACTTCTGCTCGGAGTCGTCGGAGTAGAAAATAGGGGAGAAATCCGCACTGCCCTCTCCCATGACAAAGTTTGTATGCGCCATGGTTCCCACACTCTGAGAAATAATAAGCGAATCCGACACCATGAATGACCAACCCCGTGCCGGACCAGGGGTCGTAGATTTTGGGCTGTCAACCGTGATGCCGCCGCTGCTCGTGTACCACTGTTCTAAGGTTTCTTTAGGAAGGCTACGACACATAGGGTTGGCCCCTATCCCATACAAATCGGTTTCGGATGGCTTATCGTCATGACTCCCGAACCCGATGAAATTCATAAGGGTTCCCCCTTTCATCAGGAGCCTCCAAGTGGGGTCATATTCGTATACCAGCGTGCTCACCTCTATACCCACAAGGGTGTCGTAATGCGCTACAACCAAGTCTATCAACTCATCTGTGGGAGGGCCTGCTTCGATGAGCTTACGGGCTACTAATAGGAGAACATTTTTTACTTTCTTCCTGAAAGTATCGGGATACACCCCATTGAAAAATCTGGGTGTCACGTTGAACAGAGGGAATGCTTTTTGCGCGAAGTCTCTCAAGGAAGAAGGAAAGCCAGCCGCAGTACCGGATCGGAACCACGGTGCCACACACCCCGTTGAAAAAACTTCACTTCTTTTTATGGCACCCGCCCCTTCCTTTCCGGCCAGCCTTGCCTTGATCTCCTCATTGGCGGTACCGGCATAGGCGATAAAATAGTCTTCCACAGGGTTGTCGGGGTTGTAGAAAGCACCTGACGGTAACTCCAACCTACACAGGATAGTGATCAAGATCGCCGCTTGGACGGTTTCGATGTACTTCCCCATCTTTTCGTTGGGCATCGAAAATTCAAGAGACTGGCTCGGGGCACTCATACACAAAGTGAAGTCTGGGCCATTTGACCCCATTGGAAGAACAGGCTTCAAAAGAGCGGTTTTGGCTGCGGTGAGGGATTCAACTGTGAAATTCCATAATGGAAGATCCCCGAGTTTAAGAACATAAGGATCTGCGATTGTTCCAGATCCAACACTCAAGTATCGGCCCTCTACATAATCATTGATGTCCTTCCCTATTGCGCGAACCCGTACAGAATAAGGGCCTCTAAACAAGGGTTCGTCATGCAGGGTGACCATATCAGAACCCATTTTCCACTTCTTAGGAAGATGTTGGGTTTTCACCACAACGGAAAATTCCTGGGAGGGGAGAACCGATGACATAAACCCAGCTTTTACATAGAAAGCTGCCCCGTTCACCCCCTCCCCTGCCGCATCTCCAATAAGCCACGGGATGCTGTTAGAGTCACTCATCAAGTAGAGATTCACACACTGGGGATTATTGTAAGAAAGAGTCGCTAAGGTTCCTATGCTTGGGCCGAAAAGGGTTGCCCCGCTGTAAGAGCGCAACACCCCATTAGTAGTAGGATCAGTCGCAGGCCGCCATACCGAAGGAGGCACATTGGGATTACTGCTTAAATCATCCCGAGGAATGCGCCCGACCACACCCTGCCCATCAGGGAATGTGCTTATCTCAATGAGAAATCCTTTGGGTTGAGGGGTGAATCCAAAGAATCCTCGCGGGGGAGGAATGCTCCAAGAAATCTTGACAGAATCAGGCACACCGTCTGAAAACGACGCCTCACTTAATGCGGAGTAGCCCGTAAGCCCTAGGACATTGGTGGTTACTCCGTAAGTGATGCCCAAATTGACCGGGGCTGGAAAAGGAGACACATCCCCAAGCTGCCCAAAGAATTTGAGGAGGCGTAGAATAAAGGCAATCAACTCTCCAATATCCTGAGAAGACATATAAAAGAAAACTGCCATCACACCGCTTGAGGTGGTGAAGTCAGGTCTATTAGGATCTCTCGTATCTAAAAGACGCCGCAAGGACCGTCTCTCAAACGCAGAAAAACCTCCCCTCAACTCCAAGAAGGGGGATTTACAAAGACCTATATCCCCGATGAAGTACCCACCAAGATTCTTTAGATCATGGATGATGTTCCTGATCTCTGCGATGATGGCTTCAATGATGGCCCGAATAGGATCCAGAAACCCAAGCAAGAACGCTTTGATGACGTTCAGAATAACCTGCACGATATTCAAAATCGCGATGAGAGCGGATAAAACCCCATCAATAGCCGCAATGACCTTATTTACGGGTTCCAGCAACTTGCTGAGATCAGGCTGTATAGTGACCCATTCTTTGTCAGCCATAGATCACCCCCCTCCACCATGCTTCAAGCGTTGGAGGGCGATATGCAATTCAGCCAGCTTTTGTTGATCCTCTAATACTTGTTGCTCAAGTATTTTCTCAATATTCCCCAGGAGCTTCTTCTGCTTTTCCACAATGGGAGATTTAGCATCCTGCTCCGGGCGGTCGTCCCATTTCCCATCCACAGGAACCCCTGCTTCACGCAGCTTTTTCCGCATTTCCTCGGGGGTCATTGGACACTCTCCTACAGAGTTGGTTCGACAAACACCCTACCGACCAGAAGGGGGAGGGGGTTCGCCTATGAACCTAATGACTTTTGTTGCTCGATAAGTTCAAGCTGCTTCCGCAAATTGCGTGGAAGTCTTCTCTTTGCTCTGCGTGCCACTACGATAGACCCGTCTTGTCGATCAGCCCGGAAAGCGATCCATGAGTAGCGAAGCTCACGCAGCTTATCGTTGTTGTCCAAAATGTCATTTATGTACCCAATCAGCACAGGACGTTGCCCAAAGGTTCCGGTGCTGAAAGCGGTGTAGGCAAACGTAGCTGGAGCCGGGGGGATTTCGCTATCCAAAGTGAAATCCAGAATCCAGAATCGTCGGCCTAAAACACTCAGGCAGTCATCGGTGTTGGCATAAGGACTATATTCTTTCAAGCCCCGGAAACTCGTCAAGACACGGTTGGTCAAAAGCCCAAGACCAGAAGAAGGCAGCAAACTATTCCCCAGATCATCAATCTGGTCCTCCTGCTGGAAGATGTAGTAGCTTCCTGATTTATCGTAAATACCATCAATCTCTTCCATCCACGAAAGCAACCGCTCCCGCATAAAGAGAATGGTGTCCGTCGCTTCGGGGCTAAAGAGCGTGGAGGGACGGATGATTTTGTATCCGAAAGGCTGAACACTCCGGTACAAATTCAGCGCAGGACTATCCGTTGTTCGCTCGCGGTAGACCAATGTGCCGCTTCCATCATCCACAGGAGGAGCCGTAGGACGGAGCCCTTGCTGACCTTCTCTGCTATCCGTTGCTGAGGTCAGTAAAGAACCATGCACGGTGGGCAGTACAACGTATTCCGAGTTGAAAGGTGTTCCCCCACTTACCCCTTCCATGCCGAACACTATGTCGTCAGACCCATCTTGGGCATTCCCAGCGAAAATACAGGCTCCCGAGAGAGGGAGAATAACGGGGTAGTCCTCATCCAATTCCCCTACCTTGTAAAAGCCTCGGTTATCGTCTGTAATGGCTTGCGGATAGACGATGTGTTCTGGTGTCCGACCATCGACTGATTGATCTCCGATGGGGCGTGTTCCCATTTCAATTTTCTTGTCGTAAAGAGGCCCTGCGGGATCTACGATGAGGTAATCGTTGGCCTGTACTCCAACCGCCTCCCAACTATCGTAAGTACCGGTGGGGCTGATATCGGGATCTTGAAGCCCGTGTGGGGTGGCATCTACCGGGTAGCCGTCCACAAATCCACCGTCTACTGGTGTCACAGCAGCCTCAGGATAGGTAACAGAACGGCTATACACCACTTCTTCTGTCAGAAGATCCAGCAGTTGTTCATTGGATTGTTCATGGGGAACAAAGGGCTGCCTCAAGTAAACCTCAAAAGAGGTCGCCGTTGCTAAATCAGCGGTAAGGCCGGGACGGTGAAGAATGAGGGTGGTGGTTCCATCCACCTTCTGAATCTCAGCCTCGTCCATCAAGGTGCCATTCGTATCAAACACCCTGAGGGTGTCACCGGGGTTGATGTTTACTTCCTCTACATCAAAGGCTCCCAGATTAGTAGCGGCCCCGTAAGTCGCTATTCCTGCGGTAAAAGTACGAGTGGCAACGGCATAACTATCGAAATCACCGCGCCGAATCTTATAGAGATACCGTAGTTTTTCCAAGTATCCAGTGACGGTTGCTTGGGCATCATGGAAGCGTCGAATCCGACGAACATAGAAGGAAACAGGTTCCCAAGTATCCGTGTAGGTGCTGAAATCGCTTGCTGACCGAGTACCCAAAACGTCAGTATAAGTACCCGTTAGCGGATGGCTGGCCGTAACCACATGAGGCTGAGGAGCACCAAGCATCCTGATATCTGTGGTCGGTTTCGGGAAGGAGGGCTCCATGAACACCCCTGCCAGCAACACCAAACCGTCAACAGTGGGGAGAGCGGTAGGACCGAGACTATCAGCGGCTTTCCATATATCGCCAGGGAGAAGACACTGTAATCTATTGGTCGGTGGCGGGTAGGCTGGGACTGTAGGATCATATGTAAAATGAATATAGTCCCACTGTTGGTCAGCAAAACCACCAACACTGACCAAAAGGGGCACCCCGGAGTGGACACTATTAGTAGGGGTCAGATTGCGTGTGTTAAATCTCCCATAAAGAACCCTTTTCTTCTCCTCCACAAAGGCTTGGCTCGTCTGAGGGTCACGGAACTTAATATCGAAGGCTCGGGCAGGACTGATGTTGAACGTGCTGCCCGATCTAATCGGTTGAGGATCGGTAATGGGTGGAAGTGTGGCTGCGGGAGGGCTAAAAGTCAACATCGGCTCGGGTCGAGCCAGCGAGGCACTGTCTCTAAGCAAGCGGTTACCGATGGTCATGTACGCAAAACCGAAAGTGGCGTCGTCCCCTGCGCTCGTAAGGTCGAGACCCACAACATTGTTGGAAGGGAAACCCGCGTAATCGGTAACCTCGTCTTGGAGCGCCCCAACCATAAAACGAATCATTCCAGAAATAGTGGTGCCCGAGATAATTTTAGGAGCAAAGTCCTCCAGTGCCACATCCACATCCTCAGCGTCTTTAGCCGGAGCGGATACATCAAGCACCATTGTGGCAGTCGTCTCTCCTATCACTTGCGTGTAAGAAGTGAAGTCAATGGAATAAACAGAGGTGGGAACTACGGTATAGCGATCTGCCGGTACAACTATGGTTGAGTCGTAAGTGGCGTATTGAGCATCAAAGATAAAGTAAACCCTCCCAGTCCCCGCAAAGGGTCGGAAAATATTTTGGGATAGGGGGAGGGGGAAAACATCCGGGTCATCAAGCTTTAGCGCCTTGGGAACATTCTTTAGATTGAGGGTCATGGCCGTGACGTTGCCAGACCCGTCATAAGTGACATCCAACGACCCTACTTCTGGGAACCTCAGATCAAAGAGCCCCTTATTACCAGCAGAAACTTCTGCCTCCCCATCGTCTACTCCAGATTCATATGCGGAATAGACTTCACCACTGGACCCGGCAAACGTGGTGGTGGATGGAATTGCATGACGTACCAAGTAGGTGCCAGTCTTAGTAGCTCCGTAGGTTTCTTCCCGAATGAGGTTTTCATCAGCCCCTTCGACCACCACAATGTCGCCACTCTCAATGCGGGCTAAATTTCCATTGAAAGTAGTCAGATTGGTGATCCACGGCTTGATCCCCAAGGGAGTTACCGTATAGTCGGAATCATAGAAGTCCCCTCGGGCCGTGTAGATGTCATAGGCCGCTGCATCCCGTAAGTTAGATGACGGAGCGGATGAGAAAATAAGCCCTGAAGCTCCTCCTGTAAGGGGTGCGTTATCATTCCCTTCCCAAGACATCGCTCGGACGGTGCCTACCTCATCCCCTGCGCCGGGAGCAGTAGCGGGAGTAAAAGTACCTACATACTCGTTTCCTCCAGACCACCGTTCCAAGAAAGTGAGGTATGTACCCCCATTCATTGAGGTCGCAGAATTTATGGTGCTGAGATACGACGGAGGGCCAGCGATGTATCCCATAGGGGATACGGCGACATTCAACTGCATTCCCAAATCATCGCCCCCAACACCATCACCGGGATGCGTAGAGCGGGGTAAGGCCCACTCCATCGCTACTGCTTCACTGAAAGTCAGCCTATCTCGACCAATAAAAGCTGTTGCGCTGCCGTCCCCCGAAGGAGAGACAATAGCCCCCCCAGTAGCGGCGGCAGTATCAGCGTCAATGTAGGTATCCAGAGAGATGGTGTAGTCGTAGTGTGCTGTTGGATCGAGCCCTAACTGGAGCAGCACGGAGCTTGTGGTATTGATAACCACAGTCCCCGTCGTTGCTGTGTCAATAACTGCCAAGACCTGTGTGGGAACCCCCGTGTTCCAATACGGCATCGGAATGACGCCGCCACCAACATCCACATAAAGATTAGTGAGGGGAGAGGCGCTTGCCCTCGTAATCACCACTCTCCCCAACCAAGCGGCTGCTCCCGATATATTCGGGTCCGGGTCATAGATATTGATGATGACAGCATTGTTGTTAGAGGCAACAGAGAACCCTGCCACCCCTAAGATTTCTGCGACACCCCCCTCATCAAAAGTGGTCCCGTTCCCGTCATTAAGGGTGATGCCGGTAAAGGAAAACGTGGTCTGGAAACCGGCAACAGGAACAGTAAGAGTGGTCTCCGTTACCTGTACTCCAGTATTCAACGGTCCTTTATGCCCATACAGGTTGTTCACCGTGTACCAATGGAGATGACCTCTATGAGTAGGGCTGATAAAGCGTGGGATCTCAATGGTAGATTGGGCGGTTCCGGTGCCGGTGTGTCCCGCTGTATCACCTACGGTTTGAATCCCTGTGCCTCCCACAAAGGGCATGTCGGACTGATCGGCAGCTTGCACAAACAGCAGATCCCCGCGACGTAAATCCCCCTCCCCGCTTTCAGCGGTGTAGGTTCCCGCCGTTTCCACAGGACGCACATCTTGTGCGGTGTATAGAGTTGCCGGATTCTGATCTACGGTCGTGGCAGTAAACTCGGTGATATTGCCATCGGTCCCTAAAATCTCATCAGGGTAAACAGACAAAAAGTCGTAGCTCGGATCGATGACCTGTAGCTCTATGGCGGGAACCTGTAAGAAATCAGGAATATTGTGAGTCGGTAAAGGCGCGTCGGCTAACACGCTAAAAGCTGAGGCACCCACGTTCTTGAGAACCACCAATTCACTATCGGCTGATCGCAGATAAGGGATGGTTATCTCCCCAGAATCATCTGCTGCCTCACCCTTCAAACACGGTAATTGAAGGGGTGCCTCATCAGTATTGATAAACTCCGCTACCCCTTCAATTGCAGAAAGAGGGGAAGGAGGGTTCTGGCCCAACCATGACTGAAGGGGGAGTGGAAAATCATCTTTGTCATCGGGAAGAGACAGATCAATGATGGCCCCGCTCTTATTACGAGCCTTTACATCGAAACCCATTCGATAGTCAGGGATGCTGCCGCTGAATTGCCCGGATTGCTCCATGGTAGGGCTATCCCCAGAACCCGGAATATCTCCTTCTGTGGGAAACGCTACGGGAGGAACGACATAGATAGTATCCCCTTGGACCGGCTCCCATTCCCCTGCGCTACCCGTCAAAGAAGTGGAAATCCGTGAAGCAGAGGTGATGCCAGCGTTATCAGATGCCCGTTTCAGCGTAATAACGAAACCGTCGATAATCTCATCCACCAACACAAACGTATTGTCGGCTGTCTCGTACAGGGAAAAGGTCTGGCCGTTGGGGGTGCCAAAAGCAACGCGATCACCCGAAACGAACCCTGGCGTAGACTGGTCTGCATCCCCGCTCACAAGATCAGCAAAGGCCCCTCCACCGCTAATCAGAAGGGGGGCATCCGGTACGCCAGTCGTGGGATCAATAGGAAATTCGGAAAACGGTAAGGGCGTGGCAACAAGAGTAGGGCCTGAGGTGGAGGAACTCCCTCCCGAATACCCCTTAGGGTGGTACTCCCAAATACGAGCCCTTGCTAAACGAGGCTGGATGGAGACATCAGTAAGCCGTGTCAATTCCTCCAAAGCCGGATTGGAAAGCTGCCCGATAGGACGCCCTATCGTCCGTGCCGTTGTGGTTTGCGTCTCCCCAGGGTTCGGGCCTGGAACTTCTTGCTTACGGCCAAAGGAGTAGTAGCCGGGGTTGCTGAAACCACCAGAAACGGGATCAACTACTGACTCCAAGCCTGGGAAAAGACGCGAAAAGTGTTTGGTGCGTTCGGGATAGAGGCGAGAAAAATCATGGTTTTCCCACATTTCCTCATAGCGACCCCTGGTCGAAGGAATAGGGAAAAGACCCAACAACATCTTAGGTCTTTTCAACCCGGTCAGAAGAATGTCGTCCATGTCATTTTTGACTCGGTACTTCTGACGATTGATAAAGAAATCGAGAAACACCGGGTTAGCCGCTTCGCCGTCTACTGATTGCGGTTCTTCTCCCGTGGGGTCCACCACCAAAGTCAACGGATTCACCACAGGGTCTTTTTGCTTGAAGTAGCCAGTACCCAAATCTGGACCCCACGAATCCAGAATGAACCTCCAAATAAGGCGGTTGTTCAGGTTACCGGTAATTTCATCTTCGTAGCCGGGAGGGTAGTACCGCTTGCCATGACCGATAAAGAAGCGGAACTTGCCGTCCCTGTCTCCGATTAAGCGTCCATCAATGGTTTCCAGAACCTGCTCTAAGGCAACGATAGCCTCGTTGTAGAACTCGATGTAGGCGCGTGCGGCCCGATCCTGATCATAGAGGTCCACCACCTCCGAACGCAGCCCCAGATTCCCTTCCTTGTGGAGAATCGGGCTACCCGGAAAAGCCAACATAGGGCCACCGGAAACACTGGACTGAGAAACCTTCTTCAAGGCTACTTCAGCTACGTCTGTCAGATAGGAACTCAGCGGAAGTGTGCGATAGTAGAAGGAATCCGCGCTGCGGAAATTGTATTTCCCCACCAGCACTGAACCTAAAAGGCCATTTTCCAAAGTAGGGAGAGTGGTGTGAAGATACTTCGCCTTGTAGGTGGGAGAAATAATGGCGCTCTCTTGCACCACTGGTTGCACTACTACACGCTTGGTGTAGCAGAAAACAAGCCTTTCTCCGGGCTGAAGCCCATTCTTCTGTGGGATCTTAAAACGAATAGTGCCGTTGACCCCATCAGCTAAATAATCCGCCCCCACGACGAGTTTGCGCCCTGGTAAAAGAGTTCCGGCAGCATCGCGAGATCCCAGCAAGAACACACTATTGGTTTCCGTGGAAACAAAGGGGAATAACCCTTCAAATATGGCGGGCTCGATTCCATAAAGAGGTCGCGCACTAATCCGCACACTGGTGCCGGTAGGATCAAAGTTTTGAAGAACCGGGGCAGTCAAATCAACTACTGTGTAGCGACCGTCTTCTGACAAATCCGACCGTATGATGAAATGGGGGTAGCCCCCGATTTCCAGCAAATGTTCGGCTCCTAGAAAGAATCGTAAATCCCCTTCAAATACCACTCGCATCGCGTGTTTCTGGATAGGCAAGAATACCGCATCAGTAATCTCCATCAGGAACCCTGCATGGCTTCCTGATGGATAAACGGGATCAGAGGGGTCCACCGTTATAGCTACTGGAACAGAAGAAATGGTGGCGGGAGCATCGTTACCGGGGGAACGAGAACCGGCCTCAGTAGGTTGAGGGGGCCATAAGGTGACTGTCGTTTCGTCAGAGGTGGCTGAATAAGACACAGCTTTGATGTAAACCATCAAAGGCCCCAAACGCAGAACGGCCCCTACTTCAACATCTTCAGTGCGATCCCCACCCAAAACCAGCGCAGTCTGTTCTTTCTCTAAAAGGAGGGGGGGTCGCCACACGGGAGGGGTGGAGACATTGTAGGTTGTCTCTCCCCCAAAGGCTTCCAACACACCGTAGTTGATCTTCACGGTGTCTGATTCCACAACCTCGGTGGTAAAAGTAATTTCGCTCTTGTCGTAGTCTATCGAAGCGGTTGTTTCCCCCGCATAGTTCTGAAGCTCCACCCCAACCCACATAAAAGGTTCAATGACTTGAGAGAGGGTACGGCCTGTAGGATTAAAGGAGTAAACCAAGCCGCTTACCCGCGTGGCTTCTTCCAACCGAACGGTGAGAGCGAGAAACTCCGTAATCATCGGAAGAGGATCACCCGTTACCGAATCCGTTTTCTTAGTCCCCTCCGTAGCCGCTTGGAAGTAACTAACCTCTACAATCTGGTTCTCTCGGAGGGGCTTCATGAAGAAGAAAGCACCACCCATAGGACTGGTTTGAACGTCTAAAGAGCGTTCGGTTATCATTTGCTCTACATAGTAAACTTCGGTCTGGGCGTAGGCGGTAAGATCCGCTTGAGCAAGCTGGACTTGCCCTGATGCTGGATCAATCTGCACAGTATCGACGGTAATGTCATCAGGACCATCCAGAACCTCGTCAAAATAAACGAGGCCCCCCGCCTGTGCTGCCAAAGTGTCTTCTCCGAATTGGAGGGCTCCGAAATCCGCATCGGTAGAATCCGAAACATAGTTGACTACATCTCCGCTCACCGGAAGGGGAGCCAGAGTAGAAACGGCGACCAAGTTTCCATTTGCCACCGAATAGGTGGCTGACCCCACCCGAATCGCAAAGGCCCCCGAAAGGAAATGAGCATTGGTGGTGCCAGGAACCGACAAGGCAGTAGCAGCAACGACTCCTATTTCAATGCCGGTCGTCAAATACTGGATGGTACGTTCTGGCGAAGTTGCTGGAAGCCCTAAACGCACATGGGTTTTACGACCATTCTTCAGTGCGGTTTCCACAAAAGCAATGAAAGTAGCCGCCACCCCAATGACACCTAATGGAGCGAGGGCCCGAATAATAAAGGGCTCATTAGGAAGATGATTAAACTCCACTTGTTGAACATCGGCCACTAATGCGGGGTCATAAACATCTTGAGTTTGGCCTGTGTAAAGCTCCCATTGAGCAAAAGCTGCGCCCGAACCACCGCTATTGAAAGAAAAAGAAGGACTGACCTCTAAGGTATTGGCCGTGCTATCTACCGCCGATACGGTGTAGACCCCTTCGTTATCACCGCTGATAATGTAAAGAAGGTCTCCTGCGGAAGCACTTATCTCCACAAAGACTACATTCGCATCAGCAAACGTGGCGCTCGCCGCCGTAGTTACTCCAGCGGTGCCATCTCCAATTTGGCCTCCCACCACTTCTATCAATTCGGCTGCACCAGGAGCACCACCTCCAGGCACCAAAAATTCAGCCCCTTCAGTTAATTCAGTGAGGGTGTACGGGAATCCAGTTGTCGCGTCAATCCCGACCTGCCTCAGATAAAGACCGAATCCATCCCCAACTGATGCCATAGCATCTGAGGAAATGGTTTGAGGAAGTACCCCGGTAGCCTCTAATTGAAGGGTATCCGTAGGGGTGAGGATTCGTTCCGCTCCCGTATCGTTCGACAAAAGCCATGTAAGGCGGTTGTCATCGAATTCATACCGCACCCCGTCATAGTCTTTGAGCGATACAATCTCATCCCCGATCCGTACTTTAAAATGAACATCAGGCTCAAATCCAGGGATATCCACCAACGGCAGATCAGGGAGATAGAAAAATGGCGTTTGAGCTAAGGAGTCGGTCAGAATTTGGGTGTCAAACCTCCCCTCTGCGCGAAAATCAGGCGTGTTGTTCTTGCGCCCCAGATTTTGAGGGCTGCGGTAAAGACCCAAACACGACCCATTATCAGGCAGCCAACGATAAACAGAGCTTCCAGCGTCCGGGGCAACTACCCGCCATCCGGGTAAGAACCCCAAGGCCGCATGGCCTGAAAGATCTCCGATTCCGGGCCCTCCGGGGAGAGGAAGATTCCATCCAATTTCTACCGAACCGTTGGTGGGATCAGCAGCCTCAATGACAACACGATCCCGCACTACGCGGACACGAGTAGCCCCAATCGTTTGGTTCAAACTCGTGGCAATCACAGCAGCCGAGAAAGAACCCCCTGAAGAAACGGCTGGATCTGCCGACGCATCCCACACATAGCCAGTGAGATCCCCGTCTATGGTAAACCGCAAGACCTCATTGCCGGTAAGGACGTAGGGTTCCCCATACCGAGAATAGATAGAGGCTTGGTCGCGGTAAATTGAAGGCGTGATTTCAGCTTGGGAAAAGTAAAGAGGGTCTCCACTTACTGATCTTCTACGGATTTCCATCCGAGAAGCTGTCGTAGATCCCGTGGGCTGCACCGCCGCTGTTTCGCGAGCGATTTCCGCTTTGGATTTCGGAACCGTAAACGAAAATGAACTGAGATCCGTTTCATATTCGTTGTTGTCTAATTTTTGGAAAGCGAAAGAAGATGCAAAGACAAAATTATCACCCTTCCCTATTGCACTTCGGACCAACCCATTTCCATTAGGGCGCGTAGTGATGGCCGTCCCGGTTGAAGTTAAAGTGGGGATATCTCCGGTTTTATCAGGGATAAATCTGATCCCAGACGTGCCGGGGAAGGGGAGGGGGGCAGCCCGCCGCACATACAAGTCCCCCGTCAACGGAACGTCATGATCATCATCACTTCCATCCAAGAGATTCCCGTTCTCTTTGACGACAGCCACCGGATATCGTGCAGGTACCGGCTGTGTCGTCATGGAAACGCCGTCGTAATAGACCATGGTTTTGAGGTAAGAAAGCTGGTAATTGGCGTTGGTGGGAATGGCCTTTCCAACATCATTCGCACACAAAACGGTCTGCCCAGTAGTGCGGGACCATGCAAAACTCCCTTCGGTCAGGGAATCCGGTGCGGGAAGGCTATTGTCATCGTCATAGGGAATTGGAGTCAGATACCGTCGATAGCCAAGTCTCAGCATCGGGCGGTCAGTAGGGCTCGGGATCGGAGAGAGAATGGGGTGCCCGCTATACGAAGTAAGCGAAAACTCACTCAACTCCTTCATCAGCCCTGTAGCAGCGAGAGTAAAACTTTCAGGGCTGTGCCAGACGGTTTTACCTCCGTGCAAGGCTAAGTAATCAGGGTTGAAGACAAGGACACCGTTGGCTACCCCCACGACGGCGCTGGCACCATCAGGATGCGTGCCGGAGACATAAGCAGCCCAACTGATATCCTCCGGGGCTTCCACCACTAAATCGGTAACAACCACAACATCAGGAATGTCGGATGAGGAATTGGAATACAACCCAATCCGAATCAACGCATATACATCCGCAGTCGCACCATCCCATCCTGGCAACCAATCCCCAGCGGTGAATCGGGTCAAGCGAGGACTCAAAACATAAGCCCCATCCTCTTTCAAGGGGCCTAAGTTTTGGGGGGGCGCTCCTTTGAGGGGGGTCCACTTCTGAATTCCCCCATCCCATCCGAAACGAGTGACATGGGGATCATTTCGACACCACCAAAATTTAGAGTCGCCCAAGTAGTAGGTGACCATGGTGATCGCATCCCCACGTTCTTTCGACACCCCTCCACCTAAAGCTGTCAGTGCAGCCTCAGTGAACACCACTTCCCCGATAGATGGGTTTTGAGAAAAGAACGGGTAATTGGGCGTAAATGTGGTGGCATCAGGCCCCATGTAGATGGTGCCCAGACCATCCCCTCTGGTCACCGATAGAAACCGCACCTGCCCGATAGCTCTCCCATCAGAATCCTGCACGTACACCCGGTCAGTGCCGTCCGTAGGATCAGGATCAGGACTAGAAGGGTCGCTCACAGCCAATGTCCCCGTAGGGACCACAACAGCAGAAGCCACTCCCGTCATGGTGAACGCAGTGTCTTCCACAACCGAAAGACTGGAAGTGCTGGCGGGCCAGATTAAATATTCTTCTTGTTCGGCAACGGGACGATTCAACACTGCGGCTCGGTACATGTCCGCAGCGGGTTCCACCACACGGGATACGCTCAGGTCATACCCGAAATTCGTAGGATCTACATGGTCACGGTCTACACCGACCGTGACTTCGCCTGTAGACTGCGCGTTTCCGGGCGCAATCCGAGCAGGACGTAGAACATATCCATCAAGATTAAAGCCCACTATATCTCTCTCAAATGATGTAAGAGGTGCTAACACCTGTACCCGGAGCAGGCCCTACTGGACCCGCCACAGCCCCAACTCCTGCACCTGTCATCACTAAAAGAGAAATACCGTTACCCAAGCCAATCGCTAGTTTCTGGGCATTGAGCCCGACCATCTGGCTTGCCGCCATAGACGCCGACAACATGGGAATCAACAAAGCGGCGTTGGCAAACGTAACTTTGCTCACATCTGCACCGAAACCCACTCCCACTGATGTCCCTAAATAGATTCCTCCCACATTCAGTGCAGTGGGAACACCTATACCCACTGCTATTCCTATTTTTATAGCGGAAGGCCCCACTAAACCCGCTGCACTCAATGCCCCAATCACAAGCCCAGGATTAGGAAAAACACCCACTTTCCCTACCACGGACCCTACCCCAACCACCCCAATCGAAGATCCAGTCATAATGGTGGCCCCATAAGTGGCGGCAAGCCACCCGCTCACCCCATTTCCAACGGCCCCAGCCAACTTAAAAAAAGAAGGGCCAATCAATCCCACAGGAACTCCTGCGGCGATTATGGAGCCAGCTACGAGGGGAGGGGGAACCGGCATTAGGAATTCACACGGAAACCCGGAGTCCCAACGGTGCCCCCAAGTAGAAAGGGCATCCCTGTAAAAGAGTCAATGCAAGCATCGGTCAACACCGCACCGGGAAGACCGGCACAATACACTGAAACCCGAGGTCCGGTGATCGAAACCATAGCAGAAGAGGTCACCGTTGCTGCTAATGTGGCGGTGATTGAGGCAGCGCCTGCAAGAGCGGACATACTCGCCACTCCTTGAAAAGCGGTAGACACCGCCCCTGCTGGGCCAACCATATTACTCGCCCCAACACCGGGGGCTGGGCCAAAAGAACAAGAGACTCCTGGCAGGGGGATAACAGGAACGATGTCAGGGGTTCCAAAGGATCCCAAGCTACACCCGCCAACTTGGGATTTCGCCACGTACTGCCCACTAGTAGTAATGGTGTTTATGAGGTTACCGAACAACGATGTGAAAGAAGCAACTGCACCACCGGGAAACCCCGTGGCTGGGTTAGCCATCGTGCTCAACTCAAAAGCTCCCCCGTTAGTGAGAAGACCATCTTTAGGACCACCGCACGCGATAGTGAATTTGCCGTTCGATTGAATATCGACAGTCTTACCTTCCAGCCCTACACCACCACCCGATTGGACAGAAAACTGAGTGTTGGTGTTGAAGGAAGTGGTGTCGTTGTCATCAACCGTGAAGGTCTGGGCTTTGATCATCGCAGTGAGGGCAGACTTCCAAAGAGATGACTTCTCACTCAAAAGGCTAAGAGCTACTTGTTGGCCTGAAGGAGACTTATCCCCCTGATCCGTACCTGATCCGAGACTCGCTCCCTCAGTTGTTGCGCCCGCAGCAGATATCACCACCGCGCCGGATTGGGAAGCAATGTTTACCCCAACATTAGAAGGGGCACCGGTTCCAGTGTTCACTAAATTCAGCATACCGGCACTCGTGACACCAAACCCCACACCAGCCGCATCTTGACCAACACTTATTTTATGGCCACTTTGAGCAACCATTTCAGATCCCGATGATCCAGATCCAGGGAAAAACTGTTTCCATGCACCACCCTTAGTGATCCCCATAAAAGCAGCGGGTGCTTTAGGATTAACGGGGTTCACGACACGAACCAGAAAAGCTAAATGTTCTTCGATTTCGGTCGGGTCAGCAACTACGAGGGCTCCCACAGGAGAGCCATCTGCTTGCAGCGTTATGGCTTTGAGCGGTTTACGGTAGCCGCTTAAATCCCCAAATGGATCATTTCCCACAACGGTGCCTAAAACAAGCTCTGCCATCATCGCTTGGGAGGACTTATTGGAAGGATCTGAAACATCTCCGATAGGAGCGTTGGGGGGGAGGCGATCTACATCAAAGCCATCAGTCTGCTCAGTTACCGGGAGAGTCCCATCAGAAGTGTGGGCCACCTCAATCCGATACTCGGTGAATGAATCCGCATCGCTCGCGTCAACACTGTTACCTCCGGTGGTCGCCAAACGAAAGAATTTCTTTCCCCCGTACACCGGATCGTCTTGAACAAGTGATCCCAAAGCCCCTATCGTAAGAGAGGGGTTGAGATATCTACCACGCTTGGCATTCGTAACGGGATCAATAAAACCACCGAAACCACTCAATGCTCCGATAGGAATGACCCCAGAAGAATTAGCCACACGGGAAAATACTTCTGCTGGATTGAGATACCCAGCCCCCTGAGCAGACGGCCCCAATTCCCAAGGAGACAAAGGATACTGCGTTTCTCCGTCTACTTGTCGGGTGGCTGCCCAATCACTATCCTCAGCAAACATTTGGGTGGGGAGGGCGGCATCGCGCTGAACCATTCCTGCATAGACACGGAAACCAGCCCCAGCATGGAATTGCTGAAGGGAGCGCATCACGATTGCTTGGTCCTGATCCCGCAACAACACTTCATTTCCGCGCCGATTCGTCAATAATGCGGATTCTGTGAGAAGCAGGTCTGCCCCCTGTCCAGACGAAACAAAAACATCCCCCTCTTCTAAAAGACGAAGTTTATGCCGCACCCTGTTGGCGGCTCCTTTCAATGCTTCCTTAACTTTGGCACTCATTCCTTGTGCAGTAGGGGGCATCGGTTGGGTGGCCATCCAATCATAGCCTTCCGTCACGCCGGGAACTAACCAACTAAGAATATAGGGCCGTCCGGTATGTCCTGATTCCGCAGGAGCAAAACCGATTACGCACAAATCGCCGCAGTGGGGGATAGCTCCTATGAAGTGTCGATTTCCCGCACCCCCAAATCCAAGAGGGACAGCTTCGTAACTATCCAGATTCCCGGTAAGAGTGGCCAGATCCACCACCATACGAACTGGATCTACCCGGACTATTTTTGCGACCATAAGGGCGCTAATATTTTGTACCTTTTGTCCTTTAAGAGTGCCCTTACCCCTCACTTGATGGCGCATCGCGCCATCACTTATTTTGCCGCTTCCGTTAGCCATGCCTACCTCCCTGTCTGCCTATTTATCCTCTTCCCACCACTCTAAATCTTCTTCGTCTTTTATCGAATCGAGATGCTCTTGGGCTCCTTCGATGCCCTTATTCCATGCTTTTTGGATATCACCCCATTCGTCTTCCTTGCTCTTGTCCCCCTTTTTGAAAGCCTGCCTCAAGGCTTTTCCGGTGCTATTAAAATTCTTCCCGTAGCTG